CTTATTTTAAATCAAATTATTAGCAAAACTGCAGGTAACACAGAAAATCAGGTATTTGTTGTTGACAGAGAAGTTACAGGTGGCGGCGTAGGTGTTGACGAAGAAATTATAATTGAAACACCTATCTTTGGTGATACTGCCGCAGCAGATAGGGTTGATGCTGTTATTGCAGACTTTGTACAATATTATACATATGCAGTAAATGGTACAGGAACAGCACCTGCTAAGTACGGACAAAATGCAGCATCTACTGCGGAAAATATTGTTAACACAGGTAGAGTTTTACTTGCAAACAAAGCATTCCTTGCAGCAGAGATTGGTGCATATATGACATTATTTTATACAGATTATGTACAACCAAGCAATTTAACATATGACATTGAAAGATATGTAATTGCTATTGAATGGGATCTTAAATATGTTTCTAACTACAAAACACAACTAGAAGCAGTTTATTATTCTAACAAAATTAACGGCAGTCAATTAACTGATATGTTCCGTGTTAGAGATGCGTGTGGTGTTAGAAACCTATCAATCAAAGGTTTGACAGGCACACTTAATCCGGCAAACGTTTTTGAACAGTATCAAAGACCAACAGGACCATCTTGTATTTCACTTGATCCAGGTTGGGGTCCAGCACACGAAGAATGTTGGATTATAAATCGTTCGCCTTACATACAGAATGTTACAAATAGCGGTAACAATTGTACCGGACAAAAAATTGACGGCTCATTACACGCAGGTGGTAACAAATCAATTGTGTCCAACGACTTTACACAGGTACTAAGTGATGGTATTGGTGCTCACGTTCTTAACAATGGTAGAGCAGAACTTGTATCAGTGTTTACATATTACTGTCAGGTAGGTTATCTAGCAGAACGTGGCGGAATTATTCGTGCAACAAACGGTAACAACTCATACGGATTTATTGGTGCTCTAGCAGACGGTAATGATCCTACAGAAACTCCTCTTACAGCAAAAGTTGATACTAGAAACAATCAAGCATCGATTCAGAGAGCATTTGCAGGTGAAGTTAATGATGAAATTCTAGCATTAGAATTTTTACACTGCGGACAAAACTATACAACAGCGGATTATACATTTATTGGTTCAGGATCACAAGTAGATGTTGTACAAGAAGACTTTAGAGATGATGCATTATTCGAAGCAAGAATTGTTACAGGTGAAGCGTCAGCAGCAGCAGGCGGTGGCGGATTTACACTTATTGGTAACAATGCACAGTCTGGTACTACAACAAGTATTAGACTAGCAGCGGCAGACGATAATGAAGAGGCAAACCTGCTAGGACTAAGAATTTTGATTACTTCAGGACCTGGAACAGGCCAATACGCAGAAGTTAAGTCATATAATTCTTTAACAAAACAATTACAAGTTAAAAAAGAAAGTACAGGTGAAGATGGGTGGGATCACGTTATTCCTGGAACTCCACCAGAAACTTTAATTACAACAACTTCCTCTTATAGATTCGAACCAAGAGTAGTTTTTGATCCACCTCCGTTTGCATCAACAAACGTAAGTTTGGCTGCAGGAACAACTTGGGGCGATATTCAATTTGGTGAAACTCGTAAAAACTTTACAAATATAGTTGGTGATCCAGGTAATGGAGTAACAGTTGATGTTATCCCTGCTACAGCAACATTCGATGTGTTGAAAGAAGGTAGAGATTACACAGTTACAATTAATTCAGGCGGAGCAGGATATACAGTTGGAGACACTATTGTATTAGAAGGTTCAGGATTACTAGGCACCGACGACAATAACATTACTATCACAGTTACAGGAATTAGTAATGATAGTACAAACAGTATTACTGCTTTTACCTATGCAGGTACAGGTGCTAGTGGAAGATATGTTGCTGTAGCAAGTACAGGAACTACAGTAAACTGGTCAAATAACGGCACAGACTGGGAAACAGCACAGTTACCAAGTTCAGGAAACTGGCATACACTGGCTACAGGTAATGATAGATTTGTAGCAATTAAAGAATTAAGTAACGAAGTTGCAGTTTCAGAAGATGGACAGGTTTGGGGAGCATATACACTACCTAATAGTGCTGATTGGTCTTCAGTTGCATTTGGCGGCGGAATATTTGTAGCAGTTGCAAAAGATGGCGGATATGCAGCATTTAGTGAAACAGGAACTACGTGGACACTAGCAAACATTCCAGCAGGTGGTGACTCAACATTTGATCAATGGAGTCAAGTAGCATACGGTGCTGGCAAGTTTGTTGCAGTGTCACAATCTCAAAACTTATCAGCAGTTGGTGAATACAATGGATCAACTATTGTATGGAACACATACATTATGGACGTGATTGCAGACAGTTCGCAAAAAGATTGGTTTAAATTAGCATATGGTAATAACAGATTTGTAGCAATTGCGCCTACAGGTGAAGTTGCTTATTCACTAAACAACGGACAAAACTGGTATCCATCAACTATGCCATCACCAGACGGATCAACAATACTTGATTGGAACGATCTTGCGTATGGACAAGGTTTGTTTATTGCAACAGTTGATACCAACGGGCAAGAAATTTCAGGTGATCCAACACTAGGTCCAGTAGACTACATTTATCAATCAGAAGATGGTATTAACTGGATTAAGAAAACTGTTGTTTCAGAAGGCAACTGGGGACAAGTTGCATTTGGTAATCCAGATATTACAACAGGCGACGGCGGCGATAATAGAAAAGGTCAGTGGATCATACTTAATCAAGATGTTACAACTACACACCTAAAAGTAACAACAGGTAGAGCAGCATTTGGTAGAGCAAATGTTACCGCTGGTAGAATTGCTTCTGTTAACTTATTAGATCCAGGTTCAGGTTATCCTGCAACTGGACCTACATACACAGTATATGATCCTAACAATACAGGTGAACTTGTACTAGACACAACTAGAATTGCAGATAGAGTTCTTGCACAGCCTAGTTGGAGAAACAGAGGTTCTAAATATAAAACTTCAACAACTTCTGTAGTAGTTACAGGCGATGGTTTTGCAGATATCACACCAGTAGGCAAGTTCTTAACAGTTAAAGATATGCCGAAGGTAATTGGCCCAGGCGCACAATTAAGACTTGCAGACAATCCAGAACTTTACACAGTTGTTGCTATTGAAAACGAAGGTCAACAAGATGACGGAAAATTCTTGTTAAAATTCCGTGTTCAACCAGAATTAAAAATTGAAAATGATGTAGTTCACGAGCAAGGTGTTACAATCAACACTAGATACAGTCAGTGCAGAATTACAGGTCACGATTATTTAGATGTTGGTACTGGCGGATTTGCTGACACAAACTATCCTGCTTTATATTCAACAAACTACGTTCGTTATCCAGAAAACGAAGTACAAGAATTAAACGGTGGTAGAGTGTTTTATGCAAGTACAGACCAATCAGGTAACTTTAGATGTGGTGAATTATTTGCAGTTGAACAGGCAACTGGTATCGTAACAATTAGTGCAGACTTCTTTGATCTAAATGGTCTATCAGAACTTGCACTAGGCGGAATTAGAGTTGGTGGTACTGGAACAGTTATTAGAGAATTTAGTACTGATCCACTATTCACAGCAGACTCAAACAATATTGTTCCAACGCAGAGAGCAATCAAAGCGTACTTGACAAATAGACTTAATGTTGGTGGTGCAGACTTACTAACAGCAAGTTTCATTGCAGGTACTGTTAAAATTGGACCTAATCTAATTGGTAACTCAGCGAACTTGACAGTACAAGTTCCGGTTATAATGGATTTTAAAGGTCCTAAGGCTGGCATCCAAGGCAGTATGTTAGCACAAAATATGTTCTTTAGATCTTTTAAGAATAGAGAATAACATAAATATATGTACACTACGGAGTAGATAATGGCAGAGTTTAAACTAGGTAGAATTAGATTTGTATGGAAAGGGGACTGGGCAGGTTCCACAACATACTACAAAGATGATGTAGTCAAGTACGGTGGACGTACCTACATCTGTGCAGTTGGTCATACCGCCGACAGCGATTTTTATACGGATTTGAATATAGTTCCAAGTAAATGGAACCAAATGACAGATGGTCAATCCTGGAAAGGTGATTGGACTATTGCAACAGATTATGTAATTAATGATGTTGTAAAATACGGTGGTAATTTGTATATTGCAAATGCTGCCCATACATCTGCTGCAACAACTGCCCTTGGACTTGAAGACGATCAATCAAGTTGGACAACTTATGCAGAAGGAACAGACTGGAAAGGCAACTGGACAGTCAATACTCGCTATAAGTTAAATGACTTAGTTAAATATGGTGGAAACACATATCTCTGCTCAACTGGACATACATCTGCCGCAACTACTGCCGACGGTTTAGAACAGGATATTGGTAACTGGGACAAATATAATGATGGTATTGATTATAAAGGTGCCTGGGTTACTGCAACAAGATATAAAGAATATGATGTAGTTAAGTACGGTGCTAATCTTTACATTGTTAAAGCAGGCCAACATCACACAGCATCAGCAGACTTTAGCACAGACCAGTCAGCAAGATGGGATAACTTTGTTGAAGGTTTCAACTACGAAAATACATATGCCGCTGGTACAGAATATAAACCAGGTGATGTAGTACATTATGGTGGTAATACATATGTTGCTAAAACAATTAGTACAGGACAAACACCTCCAGTAAATGCAAGTGATTGGGATTTATTTGCAACAGGTTTCAAATATATTAATAACTGGTCAATTGCAACAAGTTACAAAATTGGCGAAGTAGTTACCTTAAATGGTTATACTTATAGAGCTGTACAAGATGCACCTTCTGTAAGTATGTCAGTTACTGCTTCCGACAACGGAACAAATATTTTTACAGCAGATGATACAACTGGTTTAGCAGTTGGACAGGTAATTCAGTTTACAGGTACAACATTTGGTAACGTCTTTACAGGCGGTACTTACTATGTTAAAACAGTTGATAGTGCAACACAATTTACAATTGCAACTGTAAGTGGTGGAACTACATTTAATCCTACCACAGATACAGGAACAATGACTGCTAATGCAACTTGGCATCCAGCAGCAACAGCATATTGGAATAAATTAAATGAAGGTATTAGTTGGCAAGGCGAATGGACTGATGACTACGAATATGAAGTAGGTGACGCAGTTAAGTTCGGAGATAACGCATTTATTTGTATTCAGAAACACCGTTCAGAAGGTGACACTGACTCAACAATTGGTGCGGAAGGCGGCGGTGCTGCTAATTCAAGACCAGATCTAGATATTACAGGTACTTACTGGAACCAATTAATTACAGGTTCTGAAACAAGTATCCTTACTAACACAGGCGACTTAGTCTACTTTGGTGGTTCTGGTGTTACTAGACTTCCAATTGGTAAAGAAGGCGAAGTACTACGTGCTGGTGCAGAATATCCAGAATGGGCGTTACTTGGACAAAGTAATTATGTATATTGGGTAGCAGAACACGGACAAGATAAACCATATCCATTAGCAGGTGGAACAGTTGATAAACCATTTGCAAGTGTACGTTATGCTTGTCATCAAATCGATCAAGGTGCTTTAAACTCTAATGCAAAAGATTTATTAAGAAAAAATAGACACTTTATTCAAAGAGAAGTTACAGAGTGGATTGACTATCAAGTAGAATACTTTACAAATACAGCACCAGATGTAACAAGCATTTGGTATAACTTTACATACGATGATGCAAAGTGCGAAAGAGACACCGGGTTTATTGTTGACGCACTAGTTTATGACCTTAGTACTGGCGGCAACGTTAAGTCAAGAGGTGCTGCCAACAGTTATATTGGAGCATTAAGCGAGTCTGAAGTAGTAGCATATCCAAATTTAAGTGCAGAAAAAGATCAAGATATTGCTGCATTTAACTATATGCTTACACTTTTAGGACACGTTTTTGCACAAACAGATCCAGCAGTAAATTATCAAAGTACAAACGGTGATAATTCAACTTCAATTGTTACACAACATAAAGATGCAACAATTGCAGCAGAATCAGGTATACTTGCAAAAGCAACTGCACTTGTTACTATTGTGTTAAATGCACTTGAAGACGAAGATGCTTCAAGAGTGCCTGCTAGATATATGCCTAATTCACTTGTAAAAGTAAAAACAGGGACATATACAGAAGTAGGACCAATTTTAGTTCCAGAAAACACTTGTGTAATTGGCGAAGAAGTTCGTTCGACAACAGTTACTATGGATCTAGGAACTACACATAAAACAGATACAAAGTATACTATTGAAACATATGCACATTTAAACGATGTAGTACAAAAGATTGTTACAGGGGCTACTGTAACTGCTACAACAGGTAATGCTGAAACACAAAGTATTGCAGTGCCGTTTGGTGACACTCCTGAAGCAGCAAGAGTTGATAGATTAATGGGTGCTTTGATTCATAATACTGATTTTAGAGTTGGTACTTTTGCACATAGTTTTAGAACTGACCCAACAGGATATAATGTTGGTTACTTAACAGGCTACGGCGATGCAAGATCACAACTTTCAGAAAACAAAGAATTTTTAAAAGCAGAAGTTACAGCATACATTGCAGATCAATATCCAAATGTTTACTATTCAAGAACAAAGTGTAAACAAGATGTAGGATATATTCTAGATGCATTAACATATGATATGACATATGGCGGTAATAGCCAAGCAATTAGAGCAGGATTAGCATACTATGATGGCCCTGGCGGACCATACGCTGGTAATTTTGGATTAGATTCGAACGAAAAAGCAGCAACAGTTGCGTCATATGAATTTATGAGAGATCAACTTGCTGATATTGTTCTAGATCAAACCGCAACAACAAAACAATCGACAGTTAAACAGTTCAAGTTTGGCACATCAGCAGGAAATACTGCAAAAGATCGTGTTGTTGAGTTGATGAATATTATTATAGATTTAATTCAAGGCGGTGCAACAACTAGCGCACCTAATGTAGAAGTTGATAGTATTTCATCAAATGTAATTACAACAACTACAAGCCACGGGTTAAGTGTTGGAGATTCATTTACACCAAGAACAACTGGCAACGGTTTAACAACAGATCAAAAATATTGGGTTGTTAGTACTCCAGCAGCAACTACATTAACTGTTTCTACAGTATTTAATGGTAGTGCAGCAACATTAACCAATGGTTCAAGTTTAGGAATTATTGCAGATGTTGTTGAAGAACCAGCAGCAACAAATGGTGTATCGACTACTACAGCATTAATTACAGCAGCACAAAATGTTGATGCAGCACAAGAATCAATGGTTACTGCTATGAGCAATGCTATAGCAGCAACTTATCCTAACTTAACATATAACGCAGACAAGTGTAAACGTGATGCTAGATTAATTTCAGAAGCAGTTATGTTTGACTTTATGTTTAACAGTAATCACAAAACATTAAAAGCAGCATACGCTTACTTAAGAAGTACTGCAAGTGATGTATATGACAAAGGTCAAAAAGCAGCAACTATTTACGCATTTGATTTTATTAAAGATTATATGGACGGTGTTGCAGGCGATGCAACAGCAGAGGCACGTATCGAAACATTAATGGAAGATTTACTTGATATTATTTACAGTGGATCAACTGAAGGTAGTAGATGTCTTTCAAATGAAAGAAACATACACCACGCAGCAACACAGATATTAAGAAACAAAGACTTTATTGTTGCAGAATCAACAGCGTACATTGCAGATACATATAAAGGTACAGTAACAGCAACAACAGCATCTGATAAGAGTATTACAATTAGTGATACTAGTTGGTTGCAAAGAGGAACAGCAATTAAGTTCAGCGGAACTATTGTTGGTGCTCCTTCACTTGCTGACAATTCAGACGGTATTATTGCTGGTACTACATATTATGTACACAATATCTTAAGTGCAACTAAGTTCCAAATTTCTAATGTTAGAAATGACGAAAACGGTCCGAGAGCAATGGTTGATGACACAGGTTCAGCAACAGTTGCAATGACTTACAATAGCGAACTTTGTGAAAGAGATGTTAAAGAAATTCTTGAAGCATTGATTTATGATATTACATATCCGGGTAACTACAAAACATTACTATGTGCAAGATATTATGGTAATGCAGTAGTTGGATCGCACGAAGAAGATTTATACTACCTACGTAATGGTACAGGTATTAGAAATCAAACACTTAGAGGTATGAATGGTGACTTGTTAGCACAAAATGCTAATGGTACACGTAGAGTATCAGGCGGTGCATATTGTTCACTTGATCCAGGTTGGGGTCCAGAAGATTACAGAGTATGGATTACAGCACGTTCTCCATATGTACAAAATAACACAACGTTTGGTAATGCTGGTATTGGACAGAAAATCGATGGCGCATTACACAATGGTGGTAACGACTCGATTGTGTCCAACGACTTTACACAGGTTATTAGTGACGGTATTGGTGCTTGGGTAACAAACAATGGTAGAGCAGAGCTTGTATCAGTGTTTACATATTACTCACACATTGGTTACTTGTCAGAAAACGGTGGTAGAATTAGAGGCACAAACGGTAACAACTCATACGGTGACTTTGGTTCAGTAGCAGAAGGATTTGATTCAACTGAAACACCAGAAACTGCTATTGTTGATAACAAATTCCAATATGAAGCAACAGTTATAGATGTTACAACTGATAATGCAACTGAAGTTTATGCATTTGAATTTGGAAATGCTGGTATTGATTACGAAGAAGCAGAATTCCTAATATCTGGTGCAGGTACAGGTGCGTTTGCTCTAGTAGATGAATTCAGAGATAATGCTGTACACAGTGTATTCTTAGAAGACAACGTAGACGACAGTGCTAACGCTCCGGAAGTAGTTGGTAACTTTGGCGGCTTTGGTTATATCAGTAATGCAAACACAGCACAGGGTGGTACATCAAACACAATTACACTTGCTGCTACTGACGCAGAAATTAGTTCAGCATATGTTGGAATGAAAGTATATGTAACAGGTGGCTCGGGTGTTGGACAGTTTGGTATTATTAGTGCATATAACAACGGTACAAAACTAGCAAACGTTACTAGAGAAAGTGACGGTGCAAGTGGCTGGGATCACATTGTAGCAGGTACTTCAATTGTAGCACCTGATGCATCATCAACATATATTGTTGAACCAAGACTTGAATTTAATGCACCTGGATTTACACATTCAGTAGCAACATTACCAAGTACAGGTTCTTGGACAGCAGCACAGTTTGTTGACACAGCAGAAGTTTATCTTCCAACAAGTTCAGGAGGAACTGGTTCTTCAGCATCCTTCCAAGTTATTAAGAACGGTTGGAAATATGCAGTAAGTATTACATCAGGCGGAACAGGTTATACAAGACTAGATGAAATTACTATTAATGGTAGTGATCTAGGTGGTGTAGATGGTACTAACGATGTTACAATAACTGTTACAGCGATTAATAGTGCAACTGGTGAAATACTAGAAATTGATACAGAAGGTTATGGTAGAGCAGGTGCTTGGGTTGCAGTTAAATCAGGCAGCGCAGCGGGTGCAAGAAGTGTTGATGGCGAAAGTTGGTCAGCAACTACACTACCGAGTGCAAGTAACTGGACTGCAATGGCTTCAGGCAAAATTGATGACGGATCATCAGTTTCTAAAGTTTCAAGAATAGTAGCAGTTGCTTCAGGAACATCTAATGCTGCTTACTCAGCAGACGGTGTTACTTGGACAGCAACTAGTATGCCAGCAAGTGCTAACTGGATTGATGTAGCATATGACAACTACAACCAAAGATTTGTTGCAATTGCAAGTGATAGCTCAACTGTAGCAATTTCACTAGACGGTGAAGTTTGGGATACCACAGGAACACTTAACAGCACAGGCTTTACTGCTATTACAGCAGGACAAGGTATATTGATTGCAGTTAAATCAGGTACACAGACATCTGCTTACAGTATTGACGGTGGAGTGAGTTGGATTGATGTAAGCACATTACCAGCAGCAAGTGCTTGGTCAAGTGTAGCATTTGGACAGAACCACTTTGTTGCAACAGCAACTGACAGTTCAACTGTAGCAATTAGTATTGACAAAGGTGCAACTTGGATTTCAAAAGATATTAGTTCACCAGACTCAACAACACCAGCAGGATTACAGCAGATCAAATACGGACAAGGTCAGTTTATGATTACTGCATACAAAGCAGGTGTTGACGGTCAAGGATACACTTATGTTGCAGTATCACAAGACGGTTACAACTTTGATTGGAAAGGTGTTGGATCGGGTGATATTACATCAAATGGTTTCAGTGCTGTAGCGTTTGGTACACACCAACGTGTAGGTTACTGGGCAATTATTGACAATGACTCAAGCGATCAAGCAGTAAGAATTAAAACTGGTGCAACTACAAAAGCAAGAGCTGGTGTAGCACAGAATAAAATCTTTGAAATTCGTATTACTGAACCAGGTTCAGGATATGATACTGCACCAACAATGACAATCACTGACCCAAGTGAGATTTATGCACTACCACAACAAGTTAGAACTGGTAGTGGTGTACTTGCTACTCCTTCATTTAGAAGCAGAGGAACAGGATATGTTTCAGCAAGTGCTGATCTAACAGCAGGTAATGGTTATGCAGACTTCTTCCAAAGCGGAAACTTTATTGCAATTAGGCAACTAAGCGCACTTCCGCCAACTGGATCGAACATTGTATTTGGTCACTTGCCAAATCAAACATTTAAACTAGTTAACATTGTTACACTACTTGGTTCAAATGATGGTGCATTAACTTGTTTCTTACAGATATCACCAGAAATGAAAGTTATTAATGTTCCACCACACGGAACAAGTGTAACAACTAGAATTAGATACTCACAAGTACGTCTAACAGGACACGATTTCTTAGACATTGGTACAGGTAGTTTCACAGAAACAAACTATCCAAACGATCCTTTACAAGATCCTGTACAGGCTAACGAAACTAAAGAAGCAAATGGTGGTAGGGTGTTCTTCACTGCTACTGACCAAGATGGTAACTTTAGAGTTGGTGACTTGTTTAGTATTGAACAATCAACAGGTGTTGCAACATTGAATGCTGATGCATTTAACATTGCAGGACTACAAGAACTATCACTTGGTGAAGTTACACTAGGTGGAGGTTCCGCAAGTATTGATGAATTTAGTACAGATCCATTCTTTACTGCGGACAGCGATAATGTTGTACCTACACAGAGAGCTATTAAGGCTTACATCAGTTCACAAATTGGTGGTGGTGGTGCATCACTTAACGTAAATAGTGTTACAGCAGGTTTCATATACATTGCTGCTGACGCTATAACAACTACTACACAACAGGCAATTAATGTTAATGCGAATATGAACTTTAAAGGCGGTGTACGTGGTTTACCAGTAGCGTGGAGTTACTTCTTAACATAACATAATGGAGAAAAGTTAAAATGGCAACAGGAAGATTAGGAACAGCAGATCTAGCAGCGGCTACAGACACAAGTTTGTACACTGTTCCAGCAGATACATTTAGTGTTATTACACTATCTGTTTGTAATAGGAATGCTAGTTCAGCAAGAGTTAGAGTAGCGGTAGCATCAAGTGCAACACCAGCAAACGATGAATATATTGAATTTGATTCAGAAATTGTTGGAAACGGTGTTGTTGAACGTACCGGTATTGTAATGGACGCAAACAAAATTTTAGTTGTACGTTCAGATACTATTAACGTAAGTGCTGTAGCATACGGCATTGAAACAGCAACAGTCTAACGTAACAAGGAGAGATAAAGATGGGAAGAGACGTTAAAGCAAATCCAAGAGGAGTTGTACCACCCTCACTCTTCGCACAGGAATCAATCAATGCTACTCAATCAATTGAAGCAAACAAGATTTATTTTGTAGATACTTCAGCAGGTGTAGCAACATTATCTTTGCCTACAAATCCTTTTGTAGGAGATATTATTAAGATATTTGATGTTAACGGGTCGTTTAATACAAACAACCTAACTGTTGATCCTGGAGCGCATAAAATTATGCGTAATGCGGACACAATGACTGTGAGTACAGAAGGTGCGGCTTTTACATTAGTTTATTCAGGCTCAGCAAGTGGCTGGCTTGTAGAGGCGATTTAATAGGAGATTGTAAATGCCATTTAATTATAACAGTGTTAAGAAGATTACAAACGACGGTATTGTTGATGCTTCTTTAACTGGTGACGACTTTGGTGCAGGTTCTGTTAACGCAGCAGCCGTTGCAGCAGGAGACATTACTGGTGATAAGATTAATGCAGGCAACATTACTAGCGCAAAGATAAAGGATAGTAGTATAACAGCAACTTCTATTGCAGATGGTGCAGTTAGTCTATCTGGAGCAATTCCGACCGGTACATTACCTGTTGCCAACGGTGGTACGGCATTAACATCTTCAACTGCTGATAGAACATTAATGGTAAACAATTCAGGTAATGCATTAGAATGGGGCTTTAGTGGCCTTATCCAGTGTAATGTATATACCGGAAACAGTACTTGGAGTAAACCGTCAGGCTGTACTAGAGTACGAGTACAAGTAGTTGGTGGAGGTGCAGGTGGATCTGGACACGGAGAAGCAGGTGGTGCTGGTGGTTATGCAGAAGAAATTGTTGATGTAACTGGTGTAAGTTCAGTAAGTATTACTATTGGCGGCAACGGTGGCGGAGTTAACTATCATAATCAAGCAGGAAATGGCGGAACATCTAGTTTTGGCCCTTACCTATCAGCAAGTGGAGGCGAAGGCGCTAGGCGTGTTGGCGGCCACTCAGGCGGAAGACCGGGAATTGGATCAGGCGGAAATATTAATATGTACGGAGGCGGTGGCGCAGGCCATACGCACCACGGTGGAGGACACGGAGGTACTAGTTACTTTGGTGGAGGAAACATTGGAGTTCACGACAGTGGACCGCAACCATCAGATCGTGAAGGACAAGCAGCACCAGGAACTGGTGGTGCAGGTGCACCACAAGCACGTAGACGTGGAGCAAGTGGGAAATCCGGTATGGTAGTTGTTTGGAGTTTAAGATAATGGCATTTAGTTACGAAGGTTTACAAAAAATTACAGGCGAAGGCCTAATTGATACAACAATTGTAACAGCAGATGTTACAAACACAACAATTGATACTGCAAAATTTGATACAGGAGCAATTACAGAGGCTAAACTTGCAAACTCAAGTATTCCAGTAGGTGATATTGCTAACCAATCAATTACTAGTGATAAATTAGCAACTAATGCAATTGATTTATCAGGTTCTAAAGTAAGTGGAGCACTTAGCGCATCTAAAGGCGGAACTGGATTAGCATATGCCGGCGGATCTGCAAGAAGAAACATTAGAACAAATAGCGGCGGAACCCCAACTACTGAACTAGGTGGTTTATCTGCTTGTAGAGTTTATACAGGTAACACAACCTGGACTAAACCAGCAGGTGTAACAAGAATTAGAGTACAAGTAATTGGTGGCGGAGGTGGCGGAACAGGCCACGGAGAAGCCGGCGGTTCGGGTGGATATGCAGAAGAATATCTAAATGTAACTAGTATTTCATCAGTAAGTATTTCTATTGGTGGCGGTGGAGGTGGTGTAAACTACCATAGCAGTGCTGGTAATGGCGGAACAACATCATTTGGACCATATTTAAGTGCGTCAGGCGGAGAAGGTGCTAGACGAGTAGGTGGACACTCAGGTGGACGCCCAGGAATTGGTTCAGGAGGTAATCTAAATATTTACGGTGGAGGCGGTGCAGGTCATACACACCACGGTGGCGGCGCTGGCGGCAATGGTTATTTTGGTGGATCTAGTATTGGTGTTCACGATAGTGGACCTCAAGTAGGCGACAGAGAAGGACAAGCGTCACAAGGTACTGGCGGTACTGGTGCTCCTCGAGGTAGACGTAGAGGCGGTACTGGAAGAACAGGAATGGTAGTGGTTTGGGAGTACAAATAATATGGCATTTAGTTACGACGGTTTAAAGAAAATCACAGGCGCTGGCATTGTTGATGGTACTATTACAAGTGCTGACATTGGCTCAGGACAGATTGATAGAAACAAGATTATTGATGGTTCTATTGATACTGATCAACTTGCAGATAGCGCAGTTACAGGAGCAAAAATTGATCCAGCCAATGCATTAACAGGTTCAAAATTTGCTGATGCATCTGTAAACTTATCAGGATCAGCAGTCACAGGATCACTTGCACCATTAGCAGGTGGTACAGGAAAAACTTCATTAGGTGCTGCAAACCAAGTTTTAAAAATTAATGATGCAGGTAACGGATACGATTACACATACGGTGATCTAGTAAGTGTAAACTATTTTACAAGTAATGGTACTTGGAGTAGACCAGCAGGTGTACAAAAAATTAGAGTTCAAATTTGCGGAGCAGGCGGCGGCGGAACTGGCCACGGAGAAAGTGGCGGCGCAGGCGGTTATGCAGAAGAAGTTATTGACGTAACAGGTATTTCATCAGTTTCCGTTACACTTAATGGTGGGGGTGGTGGTGTAAACTATCACAACTCAGCAGGTAACGGTGGTTCAAGTAGTTTTGGTCCTTACCTATCAGCAAGTGGTGGCGAAGGAGCAAGACGTGTTGGCGGTCACTCAGGTGGCAGGCCAGGCGTTGGATCAGGTGGTAACCTAAACCAGTATGGAGGCGGCGGTCGCGGCCATACACACCACGGAGGAGGTTTAGGAGGCAGTTCATACTTTGGTGGTTCTAGTATTGGTGTTCACGATAGTGGACCTCAAGTAGGCGACAGAGAAGGACAAGCCGCACCAGGAACTGGTGGAACAGGAGGACCCCGCGCAAGAAGACGAGGCGGAACAGGTCGCAGAGGAATCTGCATCGTATGGAACTACAAATAGGAGTAATAAATTATGGCTAAAAGTGTTCTAGTAGATTTCCAAGGTAACGTACAACACATCTGTGAGGCGGGCGATGAATTCGAAGTATACGAAGGTCCGGACTCAATGGTAAGATGGGTTGAATGTCAATCAGATGACATTAACGATTCTTGGGTTTTACATAACGGAGTTTGGGAACAAAACGTTCAAGCACCACCATCGTATACTGTTTTAAGAAGAAACGCATACGGTGAAATCGGTGAGCAACTTGATATGCTTTATAAAGATCAAATGAATGGTACAACCAATTGGAAAGACCATATCACAGCAGTAAAAAATACTGTACCAGGACCAAATAGTGAAGAAGCGAGAGAAATGAGAGCATCTCGTGTACACATTACTTGGGGTACAGAACAATCACCTGCTTGGACTGATACTGTTAATAGAGAAGTACCAAATCTAGTGAAAAATATTGGAAAAAAAGTTTCTGACTAATCACTAATAAACAACAGGGAACTGTATCTAAATAAGTAAGTATATGCTATTAGATATATTCCCTGTTCGTACTTATAGAACAGAAATAAAATTAGATCAAATCGATAAATCCATTATAAAGGATTATCTGGTTGATATTTTTGACTCTGTCAGAGATTCTAATCACGCATTAGAAGCCGGCGGAAAAAGTACTCATTCTGTAAACAAAAATTTACACAATGATAAAGAATTACAACCGCTTGTAAAACAAATATATCAACATCTACTACATTATTGGAATGGTGCTGGATTTAGTCCAGGGTGTAAGCCAAAGATTGTTTCAATGTGGGCAAACATTCATAACAACGGTGATTATACATTAGAACACTCGCATAGTACTCACGTGCTTGCCGGATGTTACTATTTAGAATTTGATAGAGATGCAGGTAATATTGTATTTGTTAATCCTAACGAATATGCGCAACATTATTATCCGTATTCAGAAGCAGGAAAAATAAATGATATGAGGCATACTATGTATGTTGAACAGGATAATTTAATACTCTTTCCTGCACACGTTAAGCATTATACAGAAGTAAATAATTCTGATAATGCAAGAATTAGTATAAATTTTAATGTTGACCAAGAGGAAGTATAATGATTAACAGCGTTACAATTTTAGGAGGCGGAACTGCCGGTTTGACTACAGCACTAATCATTCGTGCTGCATTCCCTGAAATGAAAGTACGACTAATTAGATCAGATACAATTGATATTGTAGGAGTTGGAGAAGGCACAACTGAGCATTGGAGAAGTTTTTTAGACTTTGTAAATATTAATCCTGCTGAATGTTTTGTTCATTGCGGAAGTACATTTAAACACGGAATTTATTTTAAAAATTGGAACGGTGACGGAAAACATTATATGCATAATGTTCCTACATACGCTATTGAAGAAAGTAGAATAGGACATCCTAATGTATTACACAAATTAATTGTAGAAAACGAAAATCCATTAGGTGTGTTTGACGAATTTATTTTAAACAGTCAACACTATCAGCCAGTTTTAGAAAGCACAAATCAATATCACTTTGATACATTCAAACTTAATGAGTATCTTAATAAAGTTTGTATTAGGCGAGGTATTGAAGTTGTTGTTGATACAATTACATCTGTTGAAGCAGTTGATAGTATTGAAAAATTATACGGTGAAAAAGCAATTTACGAAAGTGATTTTTATATTGATGCAACTGGGTTTAGTAAATTTTTACACAAACACGTAGGCAGTGATTGGAAAGACTGCACAGAATATTTGCCTATGAATAGTGCAATTACATTTCCTACTAAATTAGATGATAGATTTCCTGCATACACTGCTGCAACTGCTCTAAGTTCTGGATGGGTATGGCAGATACCTACACAAGAAAGATATGGTAACGGATATGTATACTGTGATAATTTTATTACAGAAGATCGAGCAATTGAAGAAGTAACAAAATATTATGGTAGCGACCTAGATATACGTAAAAAATTTAAGTTTGGTGCTGGCTATTTGCGTAATGTTTGGAGTAAAAATTGTTTAGCGATAGGGCTTAGTGCAAGTTTTATCGAGCCTTTAGAAGCCACAAACATTGGAACAGCAATACAACAAGCACTAGCATTTGTTAATCATATAGGACTTTACGAGCCAAACAGTAACGCTGTACAAGCAAGTTATAATAAAAAGTTTGAAAAAGTTTTTGAAAACACAGTTGACTTTGTACAACTGCACTACTTCACTAAAAGAAACGATTCTGAATTTTGGAAAAACAGTCACAACATTAAAAAGACAGACTTTAACCAAGCAACACTAGAATTATTTAAAAAGAAAATTCCGCTATGGACAGACTTTACAGAATCGTATGCATTGTTTAATAACTTTAATTGGATAATGGTATTAAATGGTTTGGAAATTATTGACAGACAAGCCTATTTAGATCAATGGGAAAGTTTGCCATACGACACTAAGACAGAAGCAGATATAAAATTAGATGTATATTTTAGTAGAGAAGCACCTGTATTAGAACACAAAGAAGCAATTGACTACATCAAGGACACACATTATGCCTCAAATTAAAAAAATATGCATTGTAGGTGGCGGTAGTGCAGGCTGGATGACAGCAGCATTGCTTGGAAAAAAACTGCCTAAAGATACAGAAATAAGTTTAGTTGAATCACCTAAAGTCGCAACCGTAGGGGTTGGCGAATCTACACTTGGACATATCAACAGGTACTTAGATATGCTTGAACTAAAAGATGAAGACTGGATGAAAGAATGTAATGCAACATACAAGACCAGTATTAAATTTACAGACTTTAGAGAAAATGACGGAAGTAGTTTTCATTACCCTTTTGGTACAATGTTATTTGATCAC